CCGTGTCCTCTGAAAAAAATCTGGAAAGAAAAGAGAGCTGCTTATCTGGAAAATGGCGGAAAGCTGTAAAGGAGGGAGAACCATGCGGCGGTTGAAACGGCGGATTTTTGCTGGGGCTATCTGCGAGCAAATTGTCTATAATGTGGGCGATAACACCAAAAACATAAAGACGGCAGAGCCGCGACCGCCGAGATTCAAAACGGAAGAGGAAAGGCGGAAGCACAAGGAATACATATCCCGAAGAAACCACAATCTCCGTTTCAACGCCACATTTTCTCCTGCATCTATATACAGTACGCTGACCTTCGACAATGAGCACGAGGTGCATACATTCGATGAGGCCAAGAAAATCCGGGATACATATTTCCGCCGGCTCCGGCGCCACTACCCGGAGGCGGTGATCTGGATCTACATGGGCCGAGGCAAATCCACAAGCCGGATTCACTTCCACATGGTCTCCGATGGAGTACAAGAGGAGGAGATCCGACAGCTGTGGGGCTATGGATCCGTTATCGATACCAAACATCTGCGGGCGCACAACTATTATGATGGCGTGGACCATGGGGCGGATTACACCGCCCTGGCCAATTACCTGTATGACCACTGGACACCGGAGATCGGAGGGCACCGGTGGAAGGCCACCAGGAACAGCCGGAAGCCGGAGGTGGAGGACGCCACAGAGGTGGCGGAGAGAACGGTATACACGCCGGAGAAGCCGCCCAGGCCGCCGAAAGGGTATCAGCTGGTAAGCGCATTGCTGACACCATACGGATATTTACGGTTCACCTATGTGGCAATACCGGACATGCCAAAACGCAGGAAGAAAACTGATCAGCGGATCAGTTAGGTTAAGCCTTGTAAATGTGTAAAGTTTTGTGACAGGGGGACGAGGAAATGAACTGGAAGCAGGAAGCCGTGGACAAGCTGCGGCAGCTGGAAGCCAAGGAGACGGCACTGAGGACGATCCCGGAGGAAATTGCCAGGTTGGAATCTGCCATGGAATCCATCCGCTCCGCATCGGCGGACGGGTCACCGGTCCGGGGAGGCGGAAGCGGCCGGGAGGATATGCTGCTGTCAAACATCTGCGCCCGCCAGGAATTGGAACGGAGCCTGCAGCAGACAAAGCTGTGGGTTAAGTCTGTGAATGCTGCATTGCGGGTCTTACAGCAGGACGAGCGCAGAATCCTGGAGAGGTTTTATATCAGGCCTGTCCAAGGAGCTGCGGAGAGATTGTCTTCTGAGCTGGGAAAGGATGTGAAAACTATCTACAGCAAGAAGGACCGTGCGCTGTATAAATTCACCGTTGCGCTGTATGGCTTGACGGAAAATTAAAAACGAGAATTTTTTGGGTTGAAATCCTGGCAAAATGTGATATGATGGAGAAAATCCATTTTACACACAAGAGGCCTGGGAGCAATCCCGGGCCTTTGCTATTGCTATGAAAGATTTTGCAGAAAAGCTATACAAGTCCAGAGGGTGGCGGGGAACCAGGGACGCTTATGCGCAGAGCGTTCATGGGGTATGTGAACGCTGCCTTCGCAAAGGCATTATGTCCATCGGGGAGATTGTCCACCACAAGATTCCGATAACCGAGGACAATATCGACAACCCGGAAATCACACTCAGCTGGGAAAACCTGGAGCTTCTTTGCCGGAAGTGCCATGCAGAAGTTCACGGAAGCCGGAGACGGTACAAACTGGATGGATTTGGGCGGGTGATTTTCAAGTGACTACCCCCCTATAAAATTTTCATGGGGGGCTGCCGGGAGACCGGACAGTGGGGGTCGGGATTTCCTCTCCCGAGGTGATAGACCCCCCTTCGCACGCACACGCACGGGAACATTAAAGCGCCGAGGAAAAAAGGCAGGAAGGACGGTGAAAAAATGGCCAAAAAGGTGACAGAAAAATCAGAAATAAAAAGACTTGAGGAGATTTTTCAGGTACTTCCCCCGAATAAATACCAGGTTGCCAAGGGACTTATCGTCCAGGCGGCCAGGCACCGGGTACGATTGGATTACCTGTGGCGGGACATCCAGGAGAACGGGGAAACGGAGGAGTTTCGCCAGTCGGATAAGACTGAGCCGTACCAGAGAAAGCGACCGGTGGCGGAGATTTACACCGCCACCGATACGAACTACCAGAAAATCATGGCCAAGCTCCTGGACCTTGTGCCGGAGGAGGTGGAGCGAAGCAAGCTGCAACAGCTCCTGATGGATGATGGATAATTACATCCTGCTGTATTACCAGGCAATCCAGACCGGCGAGGAAATTGTAGGTACCTGGGTACGGATGTTATATGAGTACATCATCCATGGCCTTGCTACAGGACAGTTTCGCTATGATGGGAAAAAGGCAAATCGGGCAATTCGCTTCATAGAAAATTTCTGCCATCATTGCGAAGGGCGGGACGATTTACTGAAGCTGGAGCTGTGGCAAAAGGCGGCGGTATCGGTGATTTTCGGGATTGTTGGGGCGGACGGCCGCCGACAATTCCGGGAAGTTGTGATTATTGTTGCCAGAAAAAACGGTAAGAGCCTGTTTGCTGCTGCGATCATCGCCTACTGCTTGTTTGCGGATGGGGAATACGGTGCAAAAATTTTCTGCGTGGCTCCGAAGCTGGACCAGGCGGATATTGTTTACTCCGCATTCTGGCAGACCATACAGAAAGAGCCGGAGCTGAAAGCCATGGTTAAGCCCAGGAAGTCGGACTACTATGTAGCCGGCACCAACAGCTCCGTGAAGAAAATCGCCTTCAACGCCAAAAAGGCGGACGGCTTCAACCCCCATTTGACGGTATGCGATGAGATTGCCAGCTGGCCGGGGGATAAGGGGCTGAAGCAGTACGAGGTTATGAAATCCGCCCTGGGCGCCAGAAAACAGCCTTTGATTCTCTCCATATCCACAGCCGGATATGAGAACGAGGGCATATACGATGAGCTGATAAAACGCTGCACACGGTTTCTCCTGGGAAACAGCCGGGAGAGACGGTTGGCAGCGTTTTTGTATATGATCGACAATCCGGAGAAATGGAACGACATCCAGGAACTGCGGAAGTCAAACCCAAATTTGGGGGTGAGCGTATCCGAGGATTATCTCCTGGAAGAAATTGCCGTGGCGGAAGGAAGCCTGTCTAAGAAGGCGGAGTTCTTGACAAAGTACTGCCGCATTAAGGCTAACAGCTCCCAGGCTTGGCTATCTGAGCAGACGGTGGACAAGTGTTCCGGAGATGCTCTCAGTCTGGAGGACTTCCGGGGCAGCTACTGTGTGGGCGGAATTGACCTTTCCAGGACTACGGACCTGACGGCGGCGGTAATCGTCATAGAGCGGGAAGGCAAGCTCTATGTTTTTGCAAAATTCTTCCTACCGGCGGAAAAGCTGCAGGAGGCCATTGCCCGGGACAATGTTCCATACGATGCCTATATTCAACGGGGATTTCTACAGCTGTCCGGTGAAAATTTCGTGGATTATAACGACTGTTTCCGGTGGTTCACCACGCTTGTGGAGGACTACGAGATTTTTCCTCTGAAGGTAGGATATGACCGGTACTGTGCCAGCTACTTGGTGCAAGATATGAAAAACTACGGCTTCCACATGGATGATGTGTACCAGGGCTTCAACCTGTCTCCTGTGATTCAGGAGACGGAGGGCCTGATGAAGGACGGCTCTGTGGATATCGGAGACAATGACCTCCTGAAAATCCACCTGCTGGATATGGCGGTGAAGGCGGATGCGGAGAGCGGAAAGCGGCGGCCGGTGAAGGTGTCCGGGGGAGTACACATTGACGGCGGCGCCGCTTTGCTGGATGCCATGACCGTGCGGCAAAAGTGGTACGGCGAAATCGGAGAGCAATTACAGAACGGAGATTGATATGGGACTTCTTGAGAAAATTTTTAAGAGGCCGGGGTACTTCCCGGGCCAGGAGGTTTTTAGAACGCTTACGGCATACTCCCCGGTGTTTACATCCTGGGGCGGTGCCATCTATGAAAGCGAGCTGGTGAGGGCTGCCATCCACGCAAAGGCCATTCATATGAGCAAGCTGGCAATTCAGGTGCAGGGGACAGCAAAGCCGAATCTCACGAGGCGGCTGAAAGTGCGGCCGAATGATTGGCAGACCTGGGGACAGTTTCTGTACCGGCTCAGTACCATCCTGGAGGTGGAGAATACTGCTTTCATCGTTCCGGTAATGGATGATTACCTGAACATAACAGGGGTGTTCCCGGTGCTGCCTACCAGATGCCAGGTGATGGAGTACGAGGGGGAACCGTGGCTCCGTTACCAGTTTGCGGCGGGAGAGCACGCATCTGTGGAAATGCGGTATTGTGGAATAATGACTAAATTCCAGTACAGCGATGATTTATTCGGGGATGATAACACCGCTTTGAATCCCACGATGGACCTGGTACATATCCAGAATCAGGGCATTCAGGAGGCAATCAAAAATTCTGCAACCTTCCGATTCTTTGCAAAGGTCAACAATTTCAGCAAAGGAACGGACTTGGAAAAAGAAAAAGAGCGTTTCAACCAGGAAAATATGCAAAAAGGTGGTGGAATCCTGCTTTTCCCAAACACTTATTCGGACATAAAGCAGATTGATTCCAAGCCGTTCGTGGTTGATGCCACCCAGATGCAGCAGATCCGCCAGAATGTCTACACCTATTTCGGCGTGAACGAGGATGTGCTGCAGAATAAAGCCTACGGAGACGCCTGGAGCGCATTCTACGAGGGAGCCATAGAGCCGTTTGCTATCCAGCTTTCCGATGTGCTGACCCATATGCTGTTTACAGACCGAGAAAAGGCTTTTGTGATGGCAACAGCAAACCGGCTTCAGTATATGAGCAATACCGAAAAGCTCAATGTTTCTTCCCAAATGGCAGACCGTGGCATTATGAACCGAGACGAGATCCGGGAAATCTGGAACCTTCCGCCTTTGCCGGATGGACAGGGACAGGCCTACACCATCCGGGGAGAGTATTACTTGATGAACGGAGACGGAAGTGTAACAAAGAAGGGAGACGATTTGACCAGTGGAACATAATTTGACGGACAAGCAGCTGAGCCGCCTGAAGGATGGCCGAGAATACCGGGCCATGACCATGACGGTGAGAAGTGCCGATGAAGAAGGAGAAAAGGTGGTGGAAGGATATGCAACCACCTTTAACCAGCCTTATCTTCTCTACGATGGGAGATATTACAAGCTCTATGAGAAAATCGACCCGGGAGCATTCAACGAGTGCGACATGACCGATGTGGTGATGCAGTATGACCACGAGGGGCGGGTCTTCGCCAGAACAAAAAATGGCACCCTTTCCCTTTCGCCGGATGCTACCGGGCTCAAAGTTGTCGCAAACCTGGGAGGGACGGATATAGGCCGTCAGCTCTACCAGGAGATCAAAGGCGGATATACCGATAAAATGTCTTTCGGCTTCGTGGTGGCGGAGGACAAGCGGGAGACCATCGTGGATCACGAAAACGAAGTGGAAACCGTAGTCAGGACCATCACGAAAATCAAGAAGCTGTACGATGTCAGCGCAGTGTCCATCCCGGCCAACGACATGACATCGATCAGTGCCCGGAGATTTGCCGACGGAGTGATTGGCGAAATCAAGGCGGAGCGACTGGAACGGGCGAATAAAGCAAAAAGAATCAAAATTTTAACGGAGGTATTGACATGAATCGCAGAGAAGAAATCAGAAGCCGCCTGGAGGAAATCGGCCGTCTGGTAGAGCAGCCGGACGCCAATCTGGGCGCCCTGGAGGAGGAGTGCCGCACTCTGAAGCAGGAGCTGGCAACCATTGAGGCAGAAGCAGAACGCCGGGCCAGGATCCGGGAGGCTGTAAACCAGGGTGCGGGAATGGTGACCCGTACCTTTGGGAGCAAGCCGGACAAGGAATTTTCCCTGGACAGTGAGGAGTACCGCACCGCATGGCTGAAGCGGATGCAGGGCAAGGAACTGACCGATGTGGAAAAGCGGGCATATACCGCAGCCGGCGGCGCAATCTCCCGAGATCGGAAGAGCACACGTCTGAACTCCAGT